GAAATGTTCCGCCCCCAGCGGTTCAGGGTCGTGGCGATCCCGCCAAAATTTTTCTTGTACGCCACATAAAGCAGGCCCACGGCGGCAATCAGCGCCCACACGGGCCAGCCCAGCGCCAGCAGGGCCATCCTGATACCGGTCAGGGTCGTGGAGACCACGGGGGCGGCTTTCGATACCGCCCACATCCCGGCGCTGAAAGCCGTCACGGCCAGCACAGCGGCGGCCAGTCCTCCGGCCAGGGTCAGGATGACCTGGCCGACGCGGGTTTCCGCCACCCAGCGCAGGGCGTCGGCCATCGCTCCCAGGGCCTTGGCCCCGGCGGTGATGGCGGGCAAAAAGGCATTGCCCACGGCAATGGCCAGATTTGTCAGCTTGTTGGACAGGAGCTGCAGCGCGTTTTCCGTGGTTTTGCTGCGTGTGTCGAACTCCGCCTGCATGGAACCGGCATAGTTCGCCTTGTTGCCCACAAGCTCGAACGCCTGGGACAGGTTCCCCATGTTCTTCAGCAACGGAGCAATGGCCCCCAGAGATTCCTGGCCGAACATCTCGGTCAGGAGGGACATTTGCAGTTCCTTGGGCTTGTCCGCCAATGCCTGCAGGACCTTGAAAATGGTTCCCTGGGCATCCCGCTGCATGTCTTTGGCCATCTGGGTGGCCGAAAAACCCAGGGACCGGAACGCGGCGGCCTGGTTCTTGCTCATGGCCGTGCCCTTGACCAGGGTCGTCGTGAAACTCTTGAGCGCCGTTGCCGCCACTTCCGGGCTTGCTCCGGCGGAAA